GTATTAGTCGAACTAGCAATGGCGTCAGCAGAAGTAGATCGAAACTCAAAGAGCAACCCCTTAAAAGTATACTCTTGATATTGCGCAGCAATGGCCGATAGCCAGGGAAAGGTCTGAGATTGACCAGGATTTAAGGGGAATGAAGAAATAGAAAACGCATTGGCCGTCCCACTACTGACAACATCCTGTATGTACTCACGATGACGAATAACAGTTGACTCATTCGTAGAGTGCATATAAGGAACGCCAGTAGATTCGGCCGATCCAACTAAACTATTCTTACGAATAGTATATTTCCCCAAACCAAGAATAGTTGAAGCATTATCGCCAGCACTGTGGCCATAATCCCAACCCTTCTTAGCTCCCAATAAAGACCCTGTGGTCAATGCACCCAAGACACCCCCTCCTAATCCACCAATCCCTCGAAGGATTTGGCGCATCGTACTAGGGGGGATCTGCCCAGCTAGTTCCGCTGCAGCAATTCGCTTAACAACTGCTCGCTTTGCTTTCTTCTTTATAACTCGTTTTTGTTTTGGTGGCATAATGTAAAATTAAAGATAATAATGCTAATATAAGGTGTAAAATAGCAATAATCAACGTTTTGTATTGGATCCCGCAAACGTTGAAACGGGACTGTTCATCCTCCAGAAGCCAAGCATTTCACTCAGCCGACGCCGTGCAGTCTCTCGGCATTTTGGTTAGCACGTAAATATTTACAGTTCAGGTCAGTCCAAAGCCCATAGGTCTTACATGTTCCGGCACTCACAAACGTTTTGGATCTAAACTGGAGGACCCAAATCTAGTTTAACGTCGTCTCGGACGGAGGGAGCTGCTTAAAATAAGCAACGTAATGGCTCAAACAACATAGTTCGATCATGGAATTTACCAAAATCGAAAACAAGTTTATCAAAATGTTGTTCTATCATAGCCTGATTACATAATGTCACACCAAAGGTCTTGAACATACCGACCCGCGAAACATCACAAACTCGCTCCTTAGAAAAATCCAAATCCGCCGCCCAATCTATAAACTTCCTCTTCAAAGTAAATTGAGCAACACGACGCAACTGACGCGTTGACAATTTGGCCTTCTTAAAATAAGCATGTGCATTCCGCACCATGCATCTATAAAAAGCATCAAAAATTGGCAAACCCCCATGCGTCGCAAGACCACCTTGTCCAACTGCAAGCATCCAAGCAGCCAACTTATGTGGCACCCGAATGTCGTCAATACATGTAGAGTCTTTACTAATAGCGGACTTAAGAATTCTAACAGTTCGTATTCCTTTCGCTGTTTCAATCAACTGGGTCTGGCAAAACTGTGTCTTAAAAAGGTTGTCACCCTTATCCATAGTGACAATCATACAAAATTTTGCAAAACGTTCATTTATCAATCTTCCCAACCCTGGCATAACGAGCCTCTCCATAATCAACCGACAATCATCCCCCATGTTAATAAGCTTAATGT